CAACTAAGAAGTAAAGGTTTGAGCATTTTATACATATACTCGTTTAACATTACGTTTCCAAGTGGATGGCCTGGCAGGAATCCTTTTAAAGGTTGATCTAAGTGAAGGAATAAAACGGCCTGAGTATTGTTTACCTCACATACTTGCTTAATTGCGTTTAGTGAGTATATAATGTCTCCAGTGTTGCCCGAATGTTTAAACTTTAGCATTTCTTCTCCTTTTCTTTTCAGGTGTGAAATTGTCAAATTGCCTAAATACTCGTGTTATTAATTCCTGAACGCAAGATTGACAGCCCATATTTCTAGGAGGTGCGCCAAACATCATACTCCAAGCTTCCTGCACTATTATATAGTCTTGGTTGGTAAAAGTAGAATGGTGTTCGTTTTTAAAGGTTTCCCATTTTGGCTTCAAAGGGAGTAAAAGTTCATAGATTATTTGATTCATTGCACTATTATTTTAAAAATGATAGAAGATATAACCGCAGATAAACAAGCGTAACCAAAGGCGTATAAATTAGGTTCAATAACTAAGAAAGTTACTAACCCAATCCAAAAAGAAAGACAGTAGCCACAGCTCAAAGGTTTTTTAGGGAATGAGTTAAAAGTCTTCCTCCAAAACTCGATTATCGTCTGACTCAGTACATAACCAGTTGACCCGATAAGTAAGCAAAGTATTATATTCTCCATTGTGTTTCTCTTTTAGTTTTTTTATTGTTTGTAGTATTGAATGCCGAACAGCTCCGTACTTAATGCCGACAAGATTACTAATTTTACGAAAATCACGAAATTGCACATATAACTTGAATAGCTCTCGTTCGTATTCTTCAAAGCTCTCTATGTCGTTTTCTAAATGCTGAATAAAGTTCTCAAATAGTTCTTCGTAATTGTTGTTTTCAATTTCAATATCAGCTTGAATTTTCTTAAAGTCATCTGTTGTTTGGTTAAAGTGTCTATATTTTTTAGCAAAAGGGGAAGTATAGCTTATATAGGAGTTACTTACTATCTTGTAGAAAAGAAAGCTAAGATAGTTCTTATTGTGTGCGTCTATTATTTTATGTTCGTCTAATTCGTAAAGGGTCAAAATACACTCGTGTAGTAGGTCATCTGTATAATATTCGTGAGAATGCTTTAGGCAAATTCTCATCGGTATATCTGACTCGTAAAACTCAAGTAGTATTTGTTCTTTATTCATTGTAGATACCTATCTCTTTGTTTCCTGAGTGCCTTAAAAAGATTCTTTGACTCGGCAATAAGTAGTTCCCTCCTTTATATTCTTGAACTTTAACCAAGAATTCCTTAGCCTTTACTATCGCTTCTTTAATATCTTCTTTATCTAGTTTCACTTCTCGGTATTCTTCAGGCAATTTTGTAACTATCTTAATCCAATCTTCGCCAAAATCCCTTATTAATCCTTGAGTAAAACCAATCGGGTTTCCTGACTTGTAAAGGTTGTCTGCTACTGATTGTGAGTATATATTGTGTAAGTTAAATCTCAAGTGCGGATAAGCTCCTACCGAATAATAATGCCCAGCTTGGTCGTTTGTTTTATACTTTCTTCCTGAACTAATACAGTTGTGGCCTTCGTCAATTGTGCGGACTATCTTGTTAATTATAATCTGAAGGTCTTTTCGGTAGTTAGAAATAGTCTTAGCTGATTCTCTTAGCTCTTTGCGTATCTTAACCTTTTCTTTTTTCTCAGTTTTAACCTTTACTTGATTACTTAGTTCAATAGCGCAGGTAGGTGAGCAAACTTGTTGAAGTGGCTTCATTGGTTCAAAAGAGACTTTACAAACTTTGCACTTTTTTGGTTTCATAGTTAGAAAGGAAAGTCAGATTTTGAGTTTTTATAAGGTTCTGTTGGCGCAGTCTTTTTTAAGTTCTTCGCAGTTCCTATAAATTGTCTTGGCTGCTTGGCTTCTCTCTCTTCTTTGGTTTGATTAACATAGGCTGTTAAATCGTTTCCGTAATTATCAGGTTCTTTGCGCTCTGTTACACAAATTGAAAGATATTGCTTTCCGTTTTTTGAAGTAAAGATTTTATCTTTAGGTATGTCCGATAGACAAAGGTTAATGTTAATTAGCATAAGTGGTTTTAATTTATTTGTAGTCAGGACAGGATTCGAACCTGTATTGTTGAATTACCCAGCTTCAACTGCTTAAGTATAGCGTCTACCAATTCCGCCACCTGAATATGTTTTGCAGGTCTTTCCCTGCGGTCAATAAAGCTTAAGACTTACCAACGATGAATGGTACTTTATTTGCTTGTTCGCATTGCCAAAACCAGTGTATATAATAGTTTCGGTTGCTCATCGTGTCATTGTGTAACAAATTTAAATCTATTTCTGTCAGAGTTTTTAACTTTTTTTTCACAATTGAAATACATTGATTCTTGTAGCTAATTCGTAGTTCTGCTGTTCCAGCTCTAATATCTTAGCTTTAGCTTCGTCTAATTTAGTTAGTGCGTACATCTCAGCCGTTAGCATTTGGGTTATTGTATCGTGAACTTTGTAAAGTAACTTTAGCTGGTCAAGTTTAGCGTTCCTTAAAGCCTCATCAGGTATTTTTGAGATTTTATTCTCGGAATCATTTAAAAAGTTTTCCAAGTCTATTACGGCTTGTATCCTTTGAGGTCGCCTTCCTATTCGTCGTTCAATATCTGCCATAGCGTAATTGGTTAAAGTAAAATTAAATTGTCTTTCTTGTTGTTGCTTGTAGTATTCGTAGCGTTCTAAGTTATTCATATTAACTAAATAATGTTGGTTGGACTTTTTCTAATTGTGTTTTTGCAAATCCATATTCTTCAATATCTTTCTTTTTTTGTATGGTTTCTTGAATCAATCTTGAACCTTCAATGTGAAAATCTTTTTTAATTTCAAATCCATAAGCTTTCCTATTTAATTCAATTGCTGCAATTAATGTACTACCCGAACCAGCGCATGGGTCAATAACTACATCACCTTCATCAGTAAATATTTCTATTAATTTTTTTAATAATGGAACTGGCTTTTGAGTTGGGTGTATTTTTTCTGTTTCTGTATCTCTTTCCCAATCCATACAATTAAAAATCATTTTACCATTATTGTTAAATTTTGGCAACTTTTCACGATAAAATAATAGTCCATATTCACAATTACCAACTATTTTCATATTTGCTTTTAATACTTGTGCAGAAAAGTTTTTTCTGAAAACTAAGTTTATATAATTATTTAATCCATATCTTTTAGCTAATTCAATTAAATACATCTGCTGGTCAAAAGCGCAAAAAACTAACATACATGGAGCTTGACCTTTTTCTTTTGGTTCTTTTTTTAACATTGTTGAGCAAAAGTGCATAAATTCAGCTGGTCTAAAATCTTTGTCTGTATCAAAAAATTCTTTTCCTGCTAATTCGCTTTCCCCATTTTTATTGTCTCCGTCTTTATACCATGCAGGATTTGAAGCATAAGCATTATTCCCTAAGTTATATGGGATATCCGCAATAATTAATTGAGCTTTTGGGATTTGATAGCCTTTGTAATTTTGGAAGTGGTCTCTGTAAAACATAATTAAAATGGTGTTATAATGGTTTCTAAATTGTTAAATTGGTTTTTTGTTTGTTGTATATTGTTGAATGGTGTTTCTAAATAGTGTCTTTCTCCTAAGTTTTCATAATAAGCGTTTCTGAATACATCAAAGGTAAGTTTAGCCGTTCCTTTTTCTCCTTCAGCTCTCTTTTTTATTTTTCTAATTATTATTTGAGCCTCACTTGATTGTCTCCATCCTTCCCCGTGTTCTTCATAGTCTCGGTGAACACAAATTAAGTTAAGTGCCTTAGCATACCATACCGAACCGCCTTCTATTTCGTCAGGTCTTGGAGCTGGAGGGTACTTATCGCCTCCTCTCATATCAGGATTTCTTGCGTGAGCGACAATGAAGTTGTGAGTATTGTTCTTTCTTGCGTGTCTGTTGACTCTCGGCAGTTGCTGTTTTAGGTACTCACTTATCGTATTGGTGTATTTGTGTTCAATATCGTTCCAATTGTCTACTGAGCTGCTGAAAATTCCAAAGTCTTTTATAGCCTCATCGGTAAGTTCTAACCACTCATCAAAATCAAGTCCTT